GCTCACGAAGATGATATTGTTACACTAGATCACAAAGTACTTACGGATAATTCTGATGCAAGTATAGGTTACCTAAATGATAAAATAATAGAAGGTGCTAATGTAACATTAGAAGTTGTTGGTCCAATCGATGGTAATAGACAACTCAAAATATCAGCATCATCAACCGATACTTATAAAACTAAAATAAATTCATCAGACTCATCACCTGATTTCCTGCAAAATAAAATAACAGCAGGTGATGGTATTTCAATAGCAGCATCAACATCACAAATTATTATTACTAATAATAAAGTCGATAAAACTATTGAAGAACTTACTGATAATAGAATACAAATTTATAATGATAAATTATATTTAGGATCAGGTACTACTAATTCTTTTATAATAGATTCTGGTGGTACTTGGGAAAATATAGGCAATGCTACTATGTTCGATGATGTGTCAATTTCATTAAACCAAATGGATACTTCCTGGGGTTCAAATAATCCTTCATATGTTAATTATAAAGGTTCTAGAGCACTGGAATTCGAAACAAATAAAGATGAGATAGTTTCATTCCAGTGCCAATTACCACACACATATAAAGAAGGTAGTGATATAGATTTTCACCTTCATACAACAATACCAAATGATTCGAGTGGTAATGTTAAATGGGTCTTTTCATATTCATGGGCAAATATCGATGATACATTCCCATCAGAAACCTCTACTTCATTACTTAAATCGTATACCACTGGAGATAAACACATTATAGGTGATTATGGCAATCTATCAGGAACAGGTAAAAAGATATCCTCTATTTTACTTTGTTCTTTAAAGAGGGAAGGAACAGATAGTAATGATACATTATCAAGTAGTGTTTACTTGCTATCGGCAGACTTTCACATTGAAAAAAATACAAACGGATCGAGAACACTATGGATAAAATAATATATTATTTTTTATTTTTTTTATTTTCGCAAAAGGGCGTAAAAAACCCTTTTGTTTTTAAAAACAATATATAATTATGATAACTTTAAATGCTTTACTATTATATAAATTATTAATCTTAACAATATCTGATATGACTTCTATACTCGCTATTATTACTACTATAATACTAACGATTATTACAGGTATTATCTTTTTGATAAAATCACAAATGAATATTAATAAAAAATTATTTATAGAAATAACTAAAATAAAAAAAGATGTTATTAATTTTAACTATATTCACGATAGAAACCTAGAACAACATCAATATATTATAAATTCAATAGACGATCTTAAAAAATATTTAATGAAATAATAAATATCGTAGAATTCCTTTTGATTTTAACTGACAGTGGGATTTATATTTAATATGTAAATATGTAAATGTGTTAAATGTGTTTTCCCTTATTTAGAACCATTCTAAATAAGGCTTTTTTTTTAATTTAGAATCATTCTAAATAAGGAGCTTTCGATTGGGGGGTGCGGGAATAGATTATTTTTGTAGGGATTTGAAAAAAAAAAGGGGGAGTTTTATTTAATATATAATATTGTAACGTTATAAAAATAGAATCTTACTATTAAGTTACTATACTTCAATTACTTTGAAATTGTTGGATCAGGCAAAATTTTTTATCGGTTTTGGATGAGTTCGCTCAATTAGTGATGTTTCCGATTTAGATTTTTAAAAAAATTTTAAAACAAAAAACGGGGAGGAGAGGTTCGAACTCTCGAATATTTAAATTAATTATCCATTAACCCCCAACCCCACGCACGAAGGGCGTGGACCCGGGGGGGGGGGAATTCGATTTAATATATTTGATTTTATATTATTATCAAGACTTACTTATCAAGATTTTTTTGTTGCCGTCTGCCGACGCCAACTGAAAAGAAAAAAAAAAAGAAAAAAAAAAACTTAATAATTAAAGTCAGATTTTTTTTTTCAAAAAAAAAGCATTTAAAGTGAACTTCTATTCGAAAAAAAAGCATTTAAAGTGAACTTCTATTCGAAAAAAAAGCATTTAAAGTGAACTTCTATTCGAAAAAAAAGCATTTAAAGTGCTCACGTTTCTCTATTCGAAAAAAATATAATATTTCCGCTTATTTAGAATCATTCTAAATAAGGATATTTCCTTTTATTTATACGTGTTTCCGCTTATTTAGAATGATTCTAAATAAGGATTGAAAGGTTTGATTGGTGCGGCTTTCCAGCTTCAATAAAATTTATTCGAAAAAATATAATATTTCTGCTTATTTAGAATCATTCTAAATAAGGATATTTCCTTTTATTTATACGTGTTTCCAGCTTCAATAAAATTTATTCGAAAAAAATATAATATTTCCGCTTATTTAGAATGATTCTAAATAAGGATTGAAAGGTTTGATTGGTGCGGCTTTCCAGCATTTTTATTGAAATATACATATATTTTTAAACTTTTTTGACTTTTTAATATATATATATATATAAAAAAAACAAACAAAAAAAAATAATAAAAATTATGAAAACAGAAAAACAAATTAAACAATTAAAAGATCATTTTAATGATTTAACAAAAAATCAAATTAGAAATTTATTTTTTGAAGATGTCGAAAATTTATATGAAGATCACAAAATGTATGCTGAAGCTGAAGCTGAAATATATATTAGTGATTTTGATATAGAAGAAATGTTATTAAACAAAATAAATAAAATGAGTGAAGATGATTATTTATATATCGATTATGTTAGCGATATTATAGAAAATACTGAAATGTTTGAAGAAGTTATTAAAAATTTATTTGAAGAAAGAAAAGAAGATGATGAAATAGCAGTATTAGAAACACTTGAAGAAAATTAGAATTGTAAAAAAATATTAAAAAAAAATAATAAAAATTATGAGAGAGAAAATGAATGACAAATACATAACATCGATTAATTTCGAGTATGAAGAAATAATGAAAATAAAAGATATTTGTGCTTTTAGACATATAGTGTTTTCGCAATTAATTCGAGATTTTGTGAAAGAATATATTTTAAATTTCGAGTTAGAAAATCACAATTTTAAATATAATTATATAAAAAGAAAAAAAAATACAAAATATTATGATAGATTTAAATAAATTTAATAAATTTAAAAAATTAAAAACAGAAGATATAGAACTATGTAAAATAATATTGAATGATAGATATATACAACGAATCGATCAAGAAATAAATCGAGTAGTTCTTGATATAACTGAACAGAAATATTTATATTTAACTGAAGAAGGATATTTAACTAGAATATTATCGAGAAGTACTCATCAATATTTAAGTAATCTTAAAAAACTTAGAGATGAAAGAATAGAAAAAATAAAAAAAAAATATTATGAACAAAAAAACATTATTTAAAATGAATATAAAATTAGTTGAAAATATGATGAATGATTTAAATTCAACTGATGTTTCAAAATTTGAAGATTTAAATGATTTAACTGAATATCTTAAAGAAATATACTTAAATTTAAGTAAATTGAATTCGAGTTTGAAACTATTAGAAAAAATAGTTTAATTCGAAACATAGCTTATTGTGTTGAGTCGCTGTAAGCTGTGCTAATACTACGTTATAGAATAATGATAAATATAAATATATATACATATATACTATGTTTTTTGTTTAACCTTTTACAGTAAAAGTTAAACAAAAGTTAATAACTAGGTTTATTTTAATTTGTTTTTTTTTGAGAGGTCTATATTTTATAGACCTCTTTTTTTTTATTAGAAATTTTTGACTTTTTAATATTAATATATAAAAATAAAAAACTATGAGTGTAGAACATTCGAATCCTGATTATTCAAAAATTGGGGGTATAAAAAAGAAAAGAACGAGAGGTAAAAATAAGCCAAAGATTTCGGTTTTTGATTCGAAACTTAAAGGTCTTATTACGAATGAGTTAGCAGAACGTGCGATAGACGCATTAAATTCTTTGTTTGATGAAAAAGAATATAAAGATTATTTAGCTGAGTATAATAGATTATTAAGATATTTCAAACCTGTTCTGACTCAAAACGAGCTGAAAGGCCTCGAAGATTTAAAAATTGAAATCATAAATGAGGACAAAAATTTGATGAATAAAATATGAGTGACAAAACACATTTAATAATTAGTATAATTATATTTACTACATATTTTACATTTTTATTTGCATTGTTATTTATTGAAGTCCCGATCGAAAATAGGGACATCATAAACATTGCGGCTGGCGCATTAATTGCGAGTTTTACTAATATTACATCCTTTTATTTCAAAAAAATAAATAATAAATGAAATTACAGACGACAAAAGTATTCGATAAAATAATTGAAAACATTGAAACAAACAGATATTTCATTCTGTATGGAGGTTCATCAAGTTCAAAGACTATTTCAATATTACAATATTTAACTCTTTATGCTTTTAAATATAAAAATAAACGTATAACTTTAAGTGCTGAAAGTGTTCCTGTTCTCAAAAAAACACTTATTCAGGACTGGCGAGACATTATAATGCAAGATATGTTTGTTAGAAAATCCTGGAATGCGACTGATTTAGTTTATACTTTTCCGAACGGTTCGATCTTTCAATTTATTCCCGCCGATGATGATCGCAGATGGCATGGCTTACGACAAGATATTGTATATTTTGATGAGATTTATAATATAAAAGAATCTATATATAATCAAGCTGATATTCGTACAAAAGAAAAAGTTTTCTGTTCATTTAATCCTACCTCCCAATTTTGGTTACAGAATCATTTCAATGATGACAAGACTGTTGTTATTCATAGCACGTATAAAGATAATCAATTTGTATCTCCTGAAATTATTGATGCTTTAGAAAAAAGGATAAAAGTTGATAAAAATTTCTATGATGTTTATGTACTTGGTAAGTTCGGTAATTTAGAAGGTTTAATATTTAAAGAAAATGAAAATTGGTTTATAACTGATAAGAGGCCTAAAGATTATAAAAAGCATATTATAGGTTTAGATTTTGGATTTAGTGTAGATCCAACAGCAATAGTTGATGTATTTTATAGTGATGGAAAAATATTTGTTGATGAATTATTATATTCAAGAAATAAGACAAATCCTCAATTAAAGCCCTTTTTATATGATAATCACAAAGTTGCAGCCGACAGTGCGGAGCCCAAGTCTATCAAGGAGTTAAAAGATTTAGGATGTAATATTGTACCAGCAATGAAGGGACATGATTCGATAAAGAATGGAATAAAACGGCTTTTAAATTTTAATATATACATTACAAAAAGTTCTGTAAATGTAATAAAAGAGTTCAGGAATTATAAATGGGATACTGATAAAGAAGGTAATCAAAAGGTTAAACCTATCGATAACTGGAATCATGCAATAGATGCAATTCGTTATGCTGTTTATGAAATGTTCAATGAAAAAAATATATTTTTCATTTAAAAAAATAAAAAAATTATGAAGTTTTCATTTAAAAATAAATTAAATAAGACATTATATCAAACCTTTTTTGTTAAGGGCACACCTTTAACAGAGCCAAGGAATTTCAAGAATGATTTATTATCTGGATATTTAGATAATGAGATAATTTATTCAATTATAAATAAGATAGCTGATACAGCGAGTTCTGTACCTCTAAAGGTTGAGAAAATGGATGGACAAGATGTAAAAAGTCATTGGGTTATAGATTTAATAAATAGGCCAAATCCTGATAATTCTATGAAGGAGATAATATATAATTATTATATATATTTATTAAGTTTAGGTAATTCATATATATATGCTCCTAAAATTAAGCGTGAAACCTATATTACCAAGGAATTTTGGACAATGCCAAGTGAGGAGGTCTATATTATAAAAGGTCAATTTTATGAGCCAATCAAAGGTTATAAGATGTATGTTGGCACACAGAATGAGAGTGAATTAAAGAAGTCTGATGTATTTCATGGTAAGTTATTTAATCCAAGGTTTCAAGAAGGTGAGTGGTTATATGGATTATCACCAATCTCAATTGCTGAAAATTCTATTCAAAGTTATGAGAATGGAGTAAAGAGTTTAATAAGTTCATATAAGAATATGGGTCCTCCATATATTATTAGTTCTCAATTAATTGAGGGATTAACACAAACACAGCAAGAGAATTTAGAAGAAGTATTTAAGAAGAAGTATGGCAATCCAGAGAATTTCAATAAGCCAATGTTAACTGGAACACCTATCAAGGTTGAAAAGGTTGGTAGTAATCCAGTAGATTTAAATATATTAGAGAATCAGAAGGAATTATTAAAGACATTTTGCAATATATATGGAGTAAGTAGTGTATTATTTAATGATGATAGTAAATCCACATATAACAATATAAATCAAGCAAGGAAGGATTTTTATGAATACACTATTAAGCCATTAAATGACAGTTTTAGTGAAAAGATGAATATATTTTTAGGTTTAACAGATGTTAGGTTACGTTTTGATTACAGTAATGTTGAGGTTTTACAAGAGGGATTATTAGATAAGGCACAAGCTTTAGACAAAATGGATTTTTTAACAGACGATGAAAAGCGAGAGCAATTTGGATATGATCCAAAAAAAAATAAATAATTAAAGATGTTTTATTCTGAATTAATAAAGAACACAAGGGATATAGACAATAAGAAAGGTATAGTATCATTTTATTTTGCAAATTTTAATAGTGTAGATGTATATGGCAGGAGAATGGGTAGTAATTCATTTAACAGGACTATTAAAAATAATAAAGATAAGATATTACATTTTTTACAGCATAATCCTGAGAAGATTATAGGTAAGCCAATTGAGATTTCTACAGATAATAATGGAGCATTTATGGTTTCGAAACTATCAAATACTCAATTAGGTAGGGATACCCTTATATTATATGAGGAGGGTATTTACAATCAACATTCATTTGGATTTATAATTAATAAATCACATAAAGAGGGTGAAGTAGAAGTAGTTGATGAATTAAAGATGTTTGAGGCCTCCACTGTAGCATTTGGAGCCAATGAAAACACACCAACAATATCTGTAAATCAATTAGATGACTTATTAAGGTATTCGAAGATGAGTGATGAAATATTAGAAAAATTAGATAAAATTTTAGTAGCACTTAGTCCCGCTGGAAAGCACACTAACTCGCAAAAGGATTTATATCAAGAGTTTATTAAAGCAATAAATTCTTATAAAAATAATTAACCGTAATGGATAAAAATGAAATACAAAACATCGTAGATGCTATGATGAAAAAATTAAAAGATGAGGATAAAAGCACAGAACTTTATAACTCATTAGAGACAAAGATTAAAGAATTACAAAACAATATTGATTTAATCGAAACTAATTACAAGAAAAATGAAATAAAAGTAAATATGAATAGAACAGAAACTATTCTAAAGAACTTAAAATCAGACACTTACAAATCTATATTAGATAAAGTAGGTAAGGACAGATTTGAATTTTCATTTGATATTAAGAGAAATGCCGGAGTAATAATGGATCCTAATTCATTTTTTCAAGATGGAGTAAGTCCAATTGTATTACCTAATCGTGAAAGTGGAGTAAATAAGCCAGAGGTTAGAGCATTACATGTAAGTGATTTAATTCAATGGGGAACTACAAATTCTAATTCAGTAGATTGGATTGAAAGAAGTGGTAAGACAGATGGTTCAGCAATGAGAGCTGAAGGTGGAGCAATGGGTCAAGGAGAAGTAACATATATTGAGAAATCTACAAAGGTTAAGATTATAAGTGAATACATGAAAGTAACCAATGAGAGTTTGAAGGATGTAGATTTTCTAGCATCAGAGATAAACACAGAATTATTGAGTGATTTAAGATTAAAATTAGATGATCAATTATTAAGTGGAAATGGAAGTGGTAATAATTTAAAAGGTATATTAGAATATGCAACAGATTGGAATGCAGGTTCATTTGCTGGTACTATTACAAATCCAAACAATGCTGATGTATTAAGAGTAGGTATTAATCAAATATTGATAGCTGGTAAAGGTAAATGGGTACCAACTCATATATTAATGAATCCAACAGATATAGCTAAATTAGATATGTTAAAGATAACAGATGGTAGATATATTGAGATACCATTTTATTCTAGTGAAGGTGAAACTGTTAAACGTGTTCAAATAGTTGCCAATGTTGGCATGACAGAGGACAAGTTTTTAATTGCTGATTTTACAAAGGCAAAAGGATTTGTAAGAGATTCATTAACAGTAAGAATATTTGATCAAAACGAAAATGATCCTCTATATAACAGAAGTACAATAACAGGTAATGTTAGAGTAGCTTTTAGAATTAAGGGATGGGATACAGGTGCGTTTGTATATGGTGATTTTTCAGATGCTATAGCTGATTTATAGTAATATAAAATGGGGGATTTTATCCCCCATTTTAAAAATTTATAATAAAAAATGATACAATTAAGAAAAGAGACTACTGGTTCTGAAATTTTATCTATTTTAGATGTTAAAAAATGGTTAAAGGTTGATTATTCGACAGAGGATTTAATTTTAACGGAATTAATAACACAAAGTAGGGAAATATTAGAAAATTATTTAGATTTAAGTTTAATCGATTCAGTTATTGATATAACAACAGATAATAATAATATAATGTTACCTTATCCAACTATTCATCAAATATCTACTGTTGTTGATTTAACAGGAAATACATTAGAATATGAATTTAATGGTTTTTATATAACAGTTAATACAAATGACACATATAAAATAATATATTCGACAAAATATGATACACAAATAAAAGGAATAAAATTATTTTTATTAGAAATAATAGCCTATTTATATGAAAATAGGGGTGATACTAAATTACAGGAATATTTAAATAATAATTCTGGTTTAAAAAAGTATAGAAATAAGGTATGGATATAGGTAAATTAAATAAAATGATTAGTATATATAAAGCATCTCCTATTGATGATGGAATGGGTTCAACATCTATAGATTATATTTATTCTACAAGTGTATTTGCTAATGTAAAAGAGAAAAGTGTTAACAAGGATTATACAGAAAATAATTTAGAAAGTACAAAGAAGATTAAATTTACAATGAGAAAGATAGATATACCAACGGATTATAGGATAAAATATAATAATATAATCTATAATATTGATACATTATATAATGATGAAAAATTCACATATATTGAATGTTATGAAAAGTAGTATTAAAATAAATGGATTGACAAATGTTATTAAATCATTTGAAAAGGATATAATAAAGAATGAGATAGGAGTAAAAAACACTATTGATAAATATTCAATATTATTACAATCAAATATGAGAATGTTATTACGTGAGAGAGTAATAAAGTGGACAGGAAGATTAGCATATTCAATTCAAATATATTCAATTAGTCCTCATATGAAATTAATTGAACCAAACACACCATATCAATATTGGATTGAAGTAGGTGGTCGTGGAGGTTTTGAAGGATATCATTATGTTGAGGAAAGTTCTGAAAAATATGAAGAAAAAATAATTGAAGAATTAAAAAAATATTAAAATATGAAAAATATTAAAACTCCACTTATTAAAAGTTTATTAAATACAATAGGACATTATAATATTAGAACTATTAAAGAAGAAAGAATGTTTGCTGAAGAATATATATATATATCAGACATAATATATAGGGAGGGTATGATAAAAGATGGATTTGGTTATAAAGGTTCGGTAAATATATCATATTATTCTCCATGGTATTCTAAATCATATTCATATTCAAAAATAAATGATGTTATAACAGATTTATTAGAAAATTTAAAACCAAATAAACAATTTGTATTAGATTTAAAACCTGATTTTAATATGTTTCAATGGCAATTAATTAATTCTAATGAATTTGAAAAAGAATGGAAAGATAAAAGGAGATATATTGTAGTATTACAATTTTGGTATGAGATATGTGAGATAGAAAGTCCTTCAGTATATAGATATACTAATTTAACAAATGAATGTGGTGGTAGGCCAATTAATGATTTATTTGGTATACATGAAATAATATCAATAGGTGATATAATATATATTGATGAAGAATTATTAAAGATAGCTGATGGTTATACTTTTTCTGATGGTCATTATTTATATATTACAGGAAAATTAGGTCAAATTATTTCTAAAGAAATATGTAAGAAATAACATAAATAGAAAAATATGAATAATAAAAAATAATATATACTATAAGTTTAACGACTTAAAAAAATAATTAAAGATATGAGCGTAATAAACGGAAATGATTTGTTAGTTTATGTAGAAAGTGGTGGTACATATGTACCAATTGCGTGTTCTACTAGTTGTTCATTAACAATTAACCAAGATACTATAGACGCAAGTTGCAAAAATAGTGGACAATGGGATTCATCAGTACCTGGTAAAAAAAATTGGGAAGTTAGTGTAGATGCTTTGTATACATTACCTTTAGATGGTACAAAAGGACAATTTGTTGATTTAATGGAATACTTTTTAAGTAAAGAGAATTCATTAACTATTCAATTTGGAGAGCCTAACACAACAGGTAATTATTATTGGCAAGGTACAGCAATGATAAGTTCATTATCATTGAATGGTGATAAAGATAGTTCAGCATCATGGACTGCAAATTTTAAAGGTGTTGGTGCATTAACACAGCAAACAGCATAAAATAAAGGGATTATTAATTTAATCCCTTTTATTAAAAAAAAATAATAATATGAGTGTAATTAATGGAAATAAACTAAGAGTTGATGTTGGATATGGAGTACCTTATCCTTTATTATGTGCAAATTCATGTTCATTAACAATTAATCAAGATACTATAGATTCTAGTTGTAAAGATAGTGTACAATGGGAGACATTAACTTCAGGTAAAAAATCATGGGAAATAACAACAGATGGATTATATGTAGAAAGTGAATTATATCGTACTAGTGTTGTAAATTTAACAGATTTTATTATAAATAGTAGAAAATTAGCTATTGGATTTAAAACATATAATGATATAGGTACATCAATTATTAATTGGCATGGATATGCATATTTAACAAGCATATCAGTAAATGGTGATAAGGATGGTGCTGCAACATATTCAGCAACATTTAAAGGCATAGGTGAATTATCACAAAGTATGTCCTAATAAAAAAAATAAAAAATAATTATGAAAATAAATGATAAAGAATATAAAGTAAGTTTTGGTTTAAATCAATCAATTGAATATTGTAAATTAAGAGGTATTTCTATTACAGAAATGAACAATGAATATAAAAAATTGGCAAATGGATTAGGTGATGGTTCAGAAATTAGAGATTTAATTTGGAGTTCATTAAAAGATGGTGCAAGAAAGGAAAAAGTAGATTTTGAATTAACCAATTTAGATGTTGGTGATTTAATTGAAAATATGAGTTCTGAAGAGATGGAGAAATGGATATTAGAATTAAAGGAAACGTTACCTGATTTACGAGATAAAAAAAAAGTAATTCACAAGAAAAAATAGTAACAATATATGATATCATTGATTTATGTTCAGAAATGGGATTTAAACACGAAGAATATATGAATATGACATGGAAAGAGTTTGATTATTATTATATTGGTTATTTAAGAAGAATTGAAAGAAATTGGGATTATGTTCGTAATATAATAGCAGCACAATATAATAGTTCAGGTTTTTCAAAGAAACATGTAAAGGCAACAGATATTATATCTTTAAGATATTTAGATGATGTTAAAGAAATAAAAACAGAAAAAATAGATTTTAATCATTTTAAAGATATAATCAAAAAAAGAAATATAAATGCAAACTAATTATAGAAAAATAGGTGTTGTTATTTCATTAAATAATACACAATTTATCAAAGGTTTAAATCAATCTATTCAAAAATTAAACCAATTTGCATTAATAGCAAATAAATCAGTAAATAATATAAATAGGTCTTTATCGAATATTAAAAAAGTCGATAAAGACGTATTTAAAGTTAATCAACCTAATCAAAATTTATCAAATAATTTTAAACAAGCTGAAAAGAATATTAATAATTCAATGGCTGGTATTGCAGCCACATCAAGTAAAACAGCTAAAACTATTGCAAAAGATTTTAACAATGTACCACCTATTGTTGTTGGAAGTATTGGTTCATCAACATCTAAATTGACTAATATGTTAGATAAATCATCTAAAGAAATTGATAAAATACTTTCTAAAATTGATAAAATTAAAAATCCTTCAACAGATAAATTAGGTTTATTTCGTTCAAATAAATCAGTTGAAAGTGAAATTAAAAAAACATCTATATGGAAAAAGAGTTTATTAGGTGTCAAGAAGGTACTTGGTGGGATAAATTCATTTATGAATAAATTAAGAATGAATTTTTTACAAAGTTCAGAGGCAATGGCTCAAGCAGGTATGAGAATGAGTATTGTATTTACAGCGGCAATAGCGATGATTGGAAAGCAAGCATTTAAATTGGCAAAGGATTTTGATTTTTCTATGAGTAAAATAACATCATTGGTAGGTGTAGCAAGGAATGTTGTAACAAAATGGAAGGATGATTTATTAGATTTAAGTTCAGAGACAGGTCAAGGTTTAGTAAAATTAGCAGAAGGTTTATATTTTATAACATCATCTGGTATTAGGGGTTCAGAAAGTTTAGATATATTAAAACAATCAGCAAAGGCAGCAGCAGCAGGTTTAGGTGAAGTTAAAGACATAGCTAATTTGATTACAAGTGTAATGAATGCTTATGGAAAATCAAATATTTCATCAACAGAAACATTAAACACATTAATAACAGCAGTTAAAGAAGGTAAAGCAGAAGCTAGTGATTTTGCTACATATATGGGTAAAGTATTACCAATTGCTGTAGAAATGGGTGTAGAATTTAATGAAGTAGCAGCAGCAATAGCTGGTATGACAAGAACTGGTACTGGTGTTGAAACATCAACTATTGAATTAAGACAAATGTTAGGTTCATTATTAAAACCTACAAAAGCAGCAATGAAAGCATTTGCTGGATTAAATTTAAGTATTGATGATGTATTAAGAACAATAAAACAACAAGGATTGTTAGAAGGTTTTATTAAGATAAGAAGAGCAGCAGATGAAATGGGTAAAGCAGGTGAGAAATCATTAGCTAAAATATTTGGTAATATTAGAGCATTAACTGGATTTTTAGATTTAACTGGACAAAATTTAGTTGATAATATAAAGATATTTCATGAATTAGAATCGACAGTAGGTACATTAGATAAAACATTTAATACAGCAAGTGAAACTATTAAGGTACAATATGATCAATCAGTACAAAAACTTAAAAATAATTTCTTAGTTTTAGGAGAAACATTACAAACTATTATTATACCTCTTATAAATAAATTAGCTGATATTGTAAAATGGTTATCTGAAAAATATAGCAATTTAAATCCAAATGTTAAAAAATTTATAACAGCTATAACATTAACTGTAGCAGTTATTGGACCACTTTTATTAATAATTGGTACATTAGGTTCAGCATTAGCAGCATTATCTGGACCTCTTTTAATAATAATTGGTGCTTTAGGGGCTTTATCTACTGGATTTTTAATGACATCAATGAAATCAAATACTTTAGCAGATAAAATTGAAAATGAAAAAGAACAATTAAATTTTTTAGTTGGTGCTATTAACGATAGTAATACTACAAATGAAGAACGTAAAAAATTAATAGATGAATTAATTAGAAAATATCCTATTTTAATAAGTTATATTGATCAAGAAAATGGTTCAATTGTAGAATTAGAAAACAATTTAAATAAAATTAATGATGATTATGAAATAAAAATCGATATAGCTATAAATAAAGAAGAAATTGTAGAATTAGAAAAACAATTAAAAAATTTAGTAAAATTAAAAAGAAAATGGTTAGAAAAAAAATATAATGCTAATATAGTTAATTCACATATAGCCGACAAACATATTGAAGAAATAAATAAACAATTATTAGAAACAAGAGAAAAGATTTATGAAATAAATAAAAAGAACGCTAAATTACAAGAAAAAACTATATCTTATTGGACTGAAAAACAAAGACAAGCTCAAGAAGAATATAATTTAAAACTTAAAAGAATAGAAATTTTTAATGAAAAATATGGTAATAAAAAAGATTTAATTAAATCTTTTGGTTTAGAAAATATAAGACAATTTTTACCAGAATATAAAGCTGCATTAAAGAATTTTATACAAGAATATAAAGAAATTCAAACTGAATTTGAAAATGCTTCTATATTAACACCAATTATTAAAAATAAATTAGCTGATGATTTAGATAAAAAAGGAAAAGAAATAGATGCACTAACTAGAATAATTCATATGCTAACAGTTGAAACTGGTAAAGTAAATGAAGAATTAGGATTGATTGCTAAAAAAGAAGAAGAAATTAAAAATAAAAAATTAGAAATAAAAACTGCAAAATCAATTCATGAAATTAGAAAATTACAAGAAGAATTAACAAAATTAGAAGCTCAATTAGATAGATTAAAAAATCCAGTTGAAAAAATTGATCCTATAGATTTAGATCATTATAAAGAATTATTTGATGATGATTTTAAAACAAGTGGAGCGCCTGAATTTATTGATGTAGACAATATTAAACGACAATTTGATAATGCAAATTCTGTTGTTAGTAAAGGATATTTAGCAATTATTGAAACATCAGAATTTTATGGTGATTTATTACAAAATGTTTTTATGGAAATATCAAATACTATAATTGATTTTATAGAAACAATGCAAGATCCAAATAACACATTAAGTTTTGGTGAAAATATAGAAAATGCTATGTCAACATTCTTACATAATTTAGGTAATATGGCTATACAATATGGTTCTTTATTAATAGCTATGGGTATTGCGTTACAAATGGAAGAGAGTGGTAATCCATATGCTATGATTATAGCTGGTGCTGCTTTAGTTGGTATTGGAGTTGCCATGTCATCAATATTTTCTAGTTTTAAAAATGCAAATCCTGGTTCACCAAATACACCATCAGATAGCAATTACACATGTAATAATGCAAACAATTATGATTACAATAGAGAAGTAGAATTTAAAATAAAAGGATACGATCTAGTAGGAGTTTTAAATAAAAATTCTTCAAAAATATATTCAAATTCATGATTTATAATATAATATTTACAGGTACAACAACTGATGATTTTTGGGAAATTAAATGGTTTAAACCTACAGATTTAACAAAATATCCAACAACATATACGTTTCAATGTGCAAATGATGAACCAATAACATTAAAATATCATGGTGAACAATATAAACAAATTGTTGGTAGTGAAATAGATTTTTCTTTTATTATTAAAAATGATACTGAAAGAAATCATTTAATAAATTTTATTGGAAATGATTATTTTATACATATTTATAAAAATAGACAAATTTGGTGGATTGGTAAATTAAATAATAAATTCTTTACAGAAGAATATGATGCTTATCCTTATATTGTTTCTTTTAATGCGAGTGATCAACTAGGCACATTTAAACAATATCAACCACTTATGATTGATTTTAATAAACCTTTTTTATATGAAAATGAACCTGGATATACAATTTTACAATTATTTAATAATATTTTGAATGATAATGTAACAAATCCATGCTCATCCGATCCATTGAATTATCAATTAGTACCAAATAAAATACATTCATCATTAGCTATGAATATATCAGGAATAACTAATAGAATATTAGAAACTTTAAGATTAAATACTTTAATATTTATGAAAGAGGATAATCAATATGAAACAAAAGAATATATATTAACAGAAATATTAAAAATATTACATGCTAAAATATTTCAATTTGAAGGACATTGGTATATTGTATCTCATGATTTTAATTATAACGATACATCTTTTGTAATAAAACGATATTCATTAATAAAAAATGGTACTCCTGCTTACCTGGGACAAATATCTTATACAAATGAATTAAAAGATTTATATAATAATAATATACAAGAAATAAGAAATAGTGCTGAATTAAATTATAAAGATACAGTTAAAAATTTATCAATAAATGAAGTTTATAAAAAAAATAATAATTTCTTAAAAGGTTTTACTAATATAACAGGTAATATGTTCTCAGGACATGATAATATTCACTTAGAATTGAACACACAAGGAACACAACTATATTATTTTAATACACAAGGAACAGGAATACAAATTGAAGAATATGATAAAAACTTTGGTTCTATTAAAATAGAAACACTACCAGATTATGAACCAGCAGATTATACTAATTATATTGTACTATCTACATATGTACCTAAACATCAATATTTTGATAAATTAGTATTTGAAATAGATTT